GACCCGGACGTACTGCTTGGTCGCCGGGTCCCACTCGGACGTCCAGTACTCGCCCCAGGCCCCCGTCCAGTCGGGGCCGGCCTTGACGCCGAACAGGTTATTGCCTGCCCGGGCGAGCCCCGAGCTGCCGGCCGTGCCGGCCTCGAGCGTCGCCTGGGTGAGCCGGGACGCCGCCGGCGGGCCCGCCTCCCGCTCGAGCCGGATCGCCGTGGGCAGAAGTCGGTGCATCCAGTGCACCTGGGCCAGCGCCCCGCGGGTCTGGGGGCCGATGATCCCGTCGACAGCGAGCGTGTAGTAGCTTTGAAAGGCCCGGACGTCGGGAAAGCCGAGCGCCTTGATCAGCTCGAGTTCCGCCATGTCAGCCTCCTCGCGCCACGCCACGGAGGACAGTGACCAGTGACGCTAGGCCGAAGAGGAAGCTGATGAACGCCGTGATGATCGCCCCAAGGATCGTCCGGGTGCCCCAACGCAACGTGTCTTTGATGTCCCCGATGGCGGTAGCGTTGTGGCCACTCTGCGAGTGGGCGTCGTAGGCCACCCTTTTGACCTCCGGATAGCTCTTCAGGTTTTCGGCGAGGAGATCCACTTTGCGGTCGATCTTCACGACCAGGTCGTAGACCTCGCGCGGCGTGATCCGCACGGCGCCGTTCTTGTCCCTGTCCGCCATGCCCACCGCCCCCCGCAGGAGTAAACTAGGGAGCGCGTCGAAGCGCCCCGCGCTCTGGAAAGGAGTGGGAACTGTGCGCGCCCTGTTGGCCCTTGGCCTCGTGCTGGTGATGGTCGCCGGCGCGGCCGCTCAGGCTCCGATCACGCTGTGGATCAACGGCCGTCAGGTGGTCGGCGACGTGCCGCCGCTGATCGTCCAGGATCGGGTCATGGTCCCGCTCCGGCTCGTCAGCGAGCAGCTCGATGCCCAAGTCGATTGGGACGGCGCCACCCGAACGGTCACCGTCACCTCGCCGGGACTCACGCTCCGCAGCTACCTGGAGGCCATGCCGCCGGCGGTCAACACGATGGGGGACGCGATGGCGGCTCTCACGGCCTTCATGGACCAGCAATCCGCCGGCACCCTCTCCGCCGGCGAAGCGGCCCAGAAGTTCGAGGATCTCGCCGCGTGGGCCAGCAACGGCCTGAGCCTCTTTGAGGGCTGGGAGGTCCCACGAAAAGCCCAGGCTTTCCACGGGTTGTTCCTGCAAACCCTGGTGGCGTACCAGGCCACGGCGAAGCTGCTTGCCTTGCGTTACGAGCTCGAGGTCTCCGGGCAGCTGACCCAGGCTTTGGCCGTCCTTGAGGGGGTCCGCCGCGTGAGCCCGATCGTCTTTGCTCGGTACGAGGCCCTGGTGGCGGCCTGGCAGAGCCTTACCGCTACGGGCCTGTAGGCGGAAGCGCCGGCCCCACGTCGGCCCTGACGGTGCGCGGCAGGCCCTGCACGCCCTCCAGCAGCTGCAACCGGCGGAGCACGGCCAGCCTTGCCTGAAGCGCTTGACGCGCGGCGGGGTCGCGGACTGAGCGGAGCTGCTCCTGGACCACCGCGATTTGGACCCGCGGGCTCGTCATGAGGTTTCGGAGCTGATCGGCCCGAAAAACGATGCCCTGCTGGGCCAGGGCGCGCAGCGCCTCCGCCAGGCTGCCGGAATCGCCGTGGGCCAACGTCTGGATCACCGCCTGCTCCATCTGGTGGCGAGCGGTCCGGTACCGGACGTCCGCGACGTCGAGCGCCTCAAACGCTCGGCTGGCTGCCTCCCGCTCGAGATCCGGCGTGCGAACGCCCAAGGCGCGCGGCACATCGAGCGGGCCCTGGAGGACCGTCTTGGTAAACGCCGGTCCGGGTTCGGGGGCGTGGGCAGCCCGGAGATACTGGGCATAGGGCGTGAGGAACTGGCCCAGGACGTACTGGATCTGGAGCCGGCGCCCCTCCTCGGTGCCCTTCAAGCGCTCGGGAACGATGGCCCGGCCGGTAAAGCTGTCGCGGTTCCGCCCCACGTCGGCAAAGGCCTTGATGAGCGGGGTCGTCAGCTGGTGAACCATCCGCGGCACGCCCAGCGCCATGTCGGCGAGCTGCTGCTTCGCGGCCTCGGCCGCGGTGAGTTCTCCCCGCTCCAGCTTTCCGAGCTTATCGAGCAGCCGGTCGAGGCCGAACACCCGCCCTGCCAGGTCCACCGGCGTCTGGAAAGCGATCACGACGGGTCGCCCGTCCTCCGTCTTGTAGCCCGTGATGATGTGGGGCATGTAGCGGTAGTAGTCCGGGAGCCCGGCTTCGATCTCGGGGAACTTCGTGTTGTTCCAGTAGAACATGGCCGCCGCGGGTACCCCAAAGCGGGCGAGCGCGTCCGTGGGGTGCCGCAGGACGTACCGGCCCCAGTTGCGGGCGTTTTCGACGTAGAACGTGGCAAACGGGAGCAGCAGGCCGCGAATGCTGGCCTGCCAGGCTGGGCTGACCGCGCCGTAGTCCACCGTGAACTCGCGGGCGACCTTTCCGGCGGCCGCCAGCGGCTCGAGCCCCCGAAGGTCGATGGCGCGCGCCACGACCTGCTGGCCCCTCTCGATGCGCTGCACGTCCTTGAGGAACTTTGCCAGCCGGAGGACCTGCTCCCGGAGCTCCGAGCCGCGCTCGACCACCTGCATCGGATTGAAGCGGGCCCACAGCTCCACGATGGGATGGACCAGCCGGCCAGCCCGGGCCTGGAGCAGCGGGTGGCCCCGCGTGCGGAAGAGTCCCGACTCCAGGACCCGGTGCGCCTGCGCCATTTCGAGCTCCCGGCCACTCCCCCGGAGGAGCATCGCAATGGCCCGCGGCACCAGGGCCAGCGCCGCAGGATCCTCGCGCACCAGGTTGATCAGGTCGCCGACGAAGTTCCCCATCTGGAACGGCACGCCGGCGAAGTTCAAGGTGAGCCGCTTCCAGAGGCTCGTGCCCTCCACGATCCAGCGGTAGGCTCGGAGCATCTGCGGCGTCTGCCGCAGCCGGCTCAGGACCTCGGCGATGGGCTCCTCCAGGAGGAAGAACGGCCGCTGCTGACCGAGCACCGCGGCTTCCCGGAGCGGGAGGCCGCCGCGGGGTCCGGTGCGGGCCAGCCATTCCGCCACGGTCAGCCCTTCGGCCAGGGCGTCCTCGAGGAGGGACGGGTTCACGATCTGGCCCCCGAAGAGCTGGCGCCCCGGCTCATACTGCCACGCCCGGTAGCGCTTGCCCCCGAGTTCGACAATCTGTCCCGGGCGGAGCCCGCGCTCGAGGATCGCCCGGCGGGCCTCCTGCGGGAGCCGCGCCAGAAGGTCATAGCGTTGGGCGATCTCCTGCGCGAAGTCGTCCACGGCGTTGTCGAGCCGGACCTTGGAGATGTGCCGGAGCATCACTCGGGCATAGTCGGTATCGATGTCCCGGACGGAGCCGAGCCGCTCCTGGGTGTAGTACCGGAACGGGGCCCGGAGCCGGCGCGGCATCCCCGGCGTCTGAAGCTCGATCTGAGCGGTGTAGTCCAGGACCCGGTGGGGAAAGTAGTGCTCGCGGAGGCTTTCCGGGGAGAGCTTGCCTCGTGCCACAAGCTCCTCGCCCAAGCTCCGGACGAGTTGGTCATGGCGCTGGAGCGCTTCCCGAACCCGGCCCACGGTGTCCTCCCCGAGCTCCGCCGCCACCTGCCAGAGCCGGGCCGCCTCCTGCCGCGCCTGTTCCGCGGTGATGCCCCGGGGCAAGGGAAGCCCCTGCTCGGCCGTCTCCACGAAGTCCCGGAGCGCGACCTGGCGGCGGAAGAGCTCGTATTCTCGCTGGTGCCGCAGTGGCTGGAGGACGCCGGACAAGGCCTGGGCGGCTCCGCGCTCGGCATCCCGGCCGGTGTCTTGGAAGAGCCGGATCCGGTTGCGTAGGTCGGGGAAGTCGCGGAGCCGGGGCTCAAACTCGAAGATCTCGTCAAAGGCGCCCTTCAGCTCATCGGCGGCCTCGCGGACCTGGACGCCGAGAGCGGGGCGGCGGCCGGCGGTCAGCGCCCCCTCGAGGTCGGGGACGGGGGAGGGGATCCCCCCGGGGCCCTCGGGCAGCGGGGGGGCGGTGGGAGCCCCGGCGGCCTGGGCGGCCGTCGCCGTCGCTCGCTCTTCTCCCGGGAGTAACGGGGGGCGCCGACCAGGCAGGGGCGTCTCGCCCGGCAGCGGCGGGAGCCGCCGCACCGTCGCGCCGGGCGCCAGCGCCACCTCGTGGGTCACCTCTCGGGTCACCGTCTGCCGGCGAAACTCTGCGATGGTCGCTCGGGTCTCGTCCCGCAGGTCGAGCAGCGCTTGCAGTTCCGGGCTCTCATCGGCGTAGCGGAGCAGTTCGTCCATGGCTTCCGGCAGGAAGTCCCGCCAGCCGCGCTTGGCCTCGCTGTGAGCTGCCCGGAACAAGTCGTCCAGGAATTTGTTGAGGTCATGGTAGCCGAGCTCCTGGATGAGCTCGTCCAGGTGGCGGCCGTCTTTCCGGACGACGCTGCCGAACTTCGGCCCGAGCACTTGCTGGAGTTCGCCCCGGAAGGAGGATCCGGGTGGCGCCCAAATCCCACCCTTCTTGCGGATGGCGTGAAGCAGGTCCTTGGCCCCTTCGGCCAGGTGCTCGAAGCCCTGCTGGTGGGCCTCCCAAAGCCCTTGGGCAATCGGCCGCGCCTGAGCCTCGAGCTCCTTCTCGACGAAGGACAGCTGCCGCTCGAGCTGCTGCACCTGCCCCGCCACGTCGTCTGACAGTCCCTCCACGCGCTGGCGAACCGTGCGAGCCAAGACGGCGTCCAGGGCCTCTGCCCGCCGGCGGAGCGCGAGCTGCGCATCGGCCAGGATGGGACGGAGTTCCTCCGGGAGCCGGTTCTGGCTCTCGAGGAAGCGCGTGATCTCCCGGAGCTGGACGGCGGGCTCGGCCCCGAGGAACTCCTCGGTGGCCCGCATCTGCTCACCCAGGTGTCGGAGGATCGCGGGCGTACCCTGCCGGCGGATTTCCGGCGGCACCCCGGCCACGTCGCCGAGCCGGCGCGTCACGGTGTCTACCGAGACCCGCGCCTGGTGCCAAGCCCGCTTGGCCGCCTCAAACGCGGGCCGCAGGGCGACGGCCGTCAGCGCCAGTCCGCCCTCGAACGCACCGAAGAGCGCGGCCTCTTCGGCGGCGTGTTTAAGGACCCCGGTCGGCTTCTCGCCGGCGACGGCCGCCTCGGTGGCGCCGATCACCGCACCCGTTCCGGCGCCCCGGGCGAGGTGCTGGCCCACGGTCTGAACGAGCGGGCGCGCGCCCTGGAGTCCCGCGCGCGCGGCCGCCTGCATCGGGAGCCCTCCCAGCCGGAGCCCCGCGCCGTAAGGCACGGCGTACCCGATCAGCGTCCCCAGGCCCCGCGCGATTCGCTCCGCCTGGTCGTCCGGCGCCTGGGCGCTGGCGGGGATCATCCCGAAGCTGGCCGCCGAGAGAAGGCCCAGGGTGGTTTGGCCCGCGAGCTCCTGGAAGCGCGTGGGCGGCCCGGGGGGCGGCTTGAGCGCCGCGTGCTCCGCGAACCGCTCGGCGCGTCGGTGGACGTCGGCCTCCGCCGGGATCGGCGAAGGCGTCGGCGCCGGGGTCACCTGGGGCGTGAACTCGCCGGTGAGCCCCCGGAAGCCTACGGGGCGGAGGCCCTGCGGTGGGGATCCCGGTGTCCCGGGCGTGGCGGGGAGCGCAGGTCGCTGGCGGTAGTAGGCCGCCAGCGCCTGCTTCCCCTGCGGGCTCAGCTGATCCCACGTGATGAGCTTGCGCCGGAGCGCGAGGTCGAGGTCGGTCACCGGCACCTAGCGGATCAGCCCCTCGGCGCGAAGTTGGGCGATGATGGCATCCGTGGTGGGCCCGCCGGCGAGCCACCCGGCGTACTCGTTGACCACGAGCGCCATGGCCTGGCGGTCGTTCCGCGCGGCCGCCTCGAGGAACCGCGGATCGTTCTGCGCCAGCCGGACGGCGTTGGCCATGAGCTGGGTGTCCCCAGGCCCGCCCTGTCCGCGTTGGCTTTCAAGCGTTGGGCCGCCCGGGACCCCAAACTGGGAGAGGCGGGGAATCTGGCCCTGGGCGATCCCGGCCTGGAGCTGAAGGCCAGCCTGCTCCAGAGCGGCCCGCCGGGCGGCTTCCTGGGCGGTGAGCGTATCGCCCGGTTGGATTCCCGGAATCCCGACGCCGCCGAGCGAGGCCGCCATTTCCGGCGTGACCTGGCCGGTGAGCCCGGCCGCCTGGAGCCCCAGCCCCGCCCGGGCGAGCTGCTGCTCGCTGGCGAACTCCGCGGCCCGCTGCATCGCCTGGGCGCCAGCGAGCCCCGCCTGGAACGCCCGCCCGCGCTGCGCCTCCCCGAGCTCGATCCCTGCCAGGCCGAAGCGCTGGACCCCCTCGAGCCGGAGCCGGGCAAACCCGGTGATCGCGTCCAGGAGGCGGCCCTGAAGATCGGCCACGCGGCCCGCCAGCAGCCGCTCCTCGGCGTTTAGCTGGTTCTTGGCGAGCTTGATCTCCGCGGCCAGGGTGATGCCCGACTGCGCCACGCCGCGGCGGTTCATTTCGTCGAGCAGGGCCCGACGCTGCTCCTGGGCCGACTCGCGGATCATCGCCAGGGCCTGCCGCGTCGCCGGATCGTCCACACCAGCCTGCTGGATCGCCCCGATGACGCGAGCCTCCTCCGCGTCAAGCCGCTGGAAGAAGCGGTCTTGCAGAGCCACCAGCATCCCCAGGGTGTCGGGGCCGGCATTCGCGGCCTCCTGGAAGATCTGGGTCATGCCCTGGGAGAACTCGTCGACGGCTCGCTTGATGTCCTTGGGCGGCTCGGGGGGCGGCGGTGGCGGTGGCGGTGGTTGCGGTGGTTCTGGAGGAGGCGGCTCCTGGGGCGGTGGGGTCTGCGGCTGACCGCCTCCGCCGCCGGCCCCGCCTCCGCCGCCGGCCCCGCCTCCGCCGCCGGTGTCCTTCTGCCCCGCGAAGGGGTCGAAGGCCCCGAGCCCGCCGGGCTTCATCAAGGCCTCAAGGTCCACGGCAATGTCGGGCGCGGCGGGGGCGGCGGGCAATTGCAGCTTGGGCGCGGCCGTGGCCGCCGGGGCGCTGGGCACGGAGGGGACCCGCCGGCTGAAGCGATCCGCCTCGGTCGCCACGGGGGCCGACACCGGCGCGGTGGTGGCCGTGGTGGTCGTCGTGGATCCCGACGTCCGCCGAAACACCGTCCGCCGGCGGCCGAGCCCGGAGGTCCTCTGCTGCCCGGACGTCTGGCGCTCATCTTCCCGCCGGCGAGAGAACCGGTCGTCAAAGTGCATCGGCATGGAAGCGCCTCCTAACTGGGCACGGCGATCAGGCGCGCAGCCCCCAGGCTGGCCGTGTGCGCCCCATTGGACGTCTTGAGCCGAACCCACAGATCCTGGGCCGTGGTCGGCATCGTCAGCGTGCCGGATCGCACCCGTGTGAGCGCAGTCTGCTGCGTGCTCACCGAACCGATGGAGCCCGCGCTCTCCAGCAGCTCGAGCGTCGCGGTGGAGGCCGCGTCGCTGATGGCCAGCGCCGCCTCCAGGGACCAGGTCATGCCCGGAAACTTGGCCGGATCCCACCGGAAGAACTTGCCGTACTCCGTGCCCCCGGTGGCGGTCGTGCTCACCACGCTCGCCGGGAGGATGAGCGGGATCGGCCACTCGGTCCAGACGAGCTTTTTGAGCTTGGTGGAGACGTCCTTGAGCAGGTCGTCACCAGCGATCCGCTTGGGGTGAATGTTCGTCTTGTCGATGTTGTTGACCGCATTGGCCAGGATGAGGAGGAGCCGCTGGAGGTAGCTCGGCGTCACCTCCGTAGGGATCGGGCCCGGATCGAACTGGCTCATGAGGCCCGCGCCGCCCGCTCCAGGTACTCGAGGGCGATGGACTGGACGGAAATTGAGACGTCCACCGTCTGGTGGCGGATCTGGACCGCCAGGGCGTGGCCCTGGGTGATCCCCACCTGCGGCATCAGGACCTGGTAGGTCCGGACCACCTCGCCGGCGGGAATACTCAGCGCCACGTCGGACGACAGGCTCCCGCCGTCCACCTGGAAGGCCACGTAGACCGTCGTCGCCGAAACGCCGCCCTTGATTTCCAGCCAGCACCGGCGGAAGCGCTTGATCCGTTCCGGGGCCCCGAAGCCGAATTCCGGGCTCCGGTACCGCATGGCGATGGCGGCGCCGGCGAAGTTCGCGCCCTGGAAGAGCTCGTAGACCTGGCCCTCGCTCGCGGAGCCGGCCAGCAGAATGTCCTTCCCGGCCTCGCGGAAGGGCGTGAAGCAGGAGAATCCGAACGGGGTGTATTTCCCCCAGGCGTTCCGGAGGGCATCAAAGACCACGCCCGCCGAGTTCACCTGGTTGGTTCCGTCCGGCACGGCGATGACGAGCTTGTGGCGCCAGAAGTGGCTCGCGACACCGTTGATCTTCCGGGCATTGAGCGCGTTCCACGTAGGGACGAGCCGCTCCGTCGCGGTCCGTTGCTCCACGAAGTCCGTGGCGGTGACGCCGTCGGCGTTGGCGAAGGTGAGGAGCCCCTGCACCAGCGCCACCGAGCGGGGGGCCAGGGCGCCGGCGCTTGCGAGGATCCGGCGCACGGCAAAGGTGTCGGCGGAATCCCCCGTGAGCACCCACACCGAGCGTTCCTTCCCGATCACCAGGTAGTCCTGCGTCGGGAAGAGGAAGGTGATGTGGTCGCCGTCGTCGGGCGCGATGTCGATGAAGTTCAAGACCGGCCAGTTATCAAGGTCCAGGAGCTCGCACCAGTAGAGCCGGTTGGGGTTGGCCGACGTCCCCGCCCCGAACACGTAGTTCTTGTGGAAGGCGACGTACTGCAGCTTCGGGGGACTTCCGCCGACTAACTGGGGCGTCTGCGTGAGCCCATCCCACTTCCGGAGGTCGTTGAGCTTGTTGGCGATGATCAAGTAGCCCAGGCCTTGCGTAAAGTGGTACTGGGCACCAGCCGCCAGGCCCGTTTCGAGGATCGCCATGCTGGGTTGGCCGTCGAAGCTCACCGTCAGGTTGTCGACCGCCGGATCCGTGGCGAGGTCGGTCCGCTCCAGCGTGAGCCGGACCTGGACATAGTTGTTGGCGCTGTGAGCCAGGGAGTTGTCGGCGTTCCGGGCGACCCAGGGCCCCCACGTGGACCCATCGGCGGAGGACCGGGAGTGCACCGTCAGGCTGGCGCCGGCCGGGATCGTCGCGGTCTCGACGGCTAGGCCGGAGGCCTTGTCGGTCGCCGTGGAGGCGTCGATCGTCGGGCTGATCCAGCGGCCGCCGGCGGATTTCTCCGCGCTAAGGGAGCTGTCGGCTTGGTACAGAAAGAGCGTATCGGGATCCCACGTGGGCGCGCTGGCCGCGCCCAGGTAGGCCTCGGCTGCGGCGTCGTCGTACTCCCCGGCTTTCACGAGAATGCCGTCCAACGCCGCGTTGGCTTCGTACCCAGAGGCCAGCGGGTAGCCGAGGTAAAGCCGGACCAGGTCGGTCGCAAAAGCCGTTGTCTCGGCATTGGACACGTGGACAATAGCGTTTGAGCCGATCTTGTAGGAGAGCTTCATGCCCCCCGCGGTCTGCCGGAGAACGACCCCGATTAGATCCCCCTGCGCGAAGGCAATAGCAGCAGAGGACAGCTTGTGCGTCGCCCCCCCGACTTTCTTCGTGAATTCAAAGGTGTCGGTGGGCGTGTCGTACGCAAAGGCAACCTGGTCGTTCGCTGATGGCGTGGTCTTGTGCAGGCCCAACAGGATCGGAATGGTCCCGGTTCGGCCCACGGTGCTGGCAAAGTCCGGCTTGAACCAGAACCCCACCATGAAGTTCTGCGGAAGCGCCTGGTCCATGGTCCAGTAAGCCGACTCGGCGGCGCGGATGCCGTCTGATGGGAGGTGCCAGGAGGTCGCATAGGCTTTCTGCTCGATCTGGAAGCCGTCGAGCCAGTAATCCACGCTGGCCGTGCCCAAGAAAACGCGCAGGTTCATGCTGCTGCCGCCGGCCGTCCGCGTGACCTGGCCCAGCACCCAGCTTGTGCCATCGCAGGTGAACGGCGCGGAGTCGGCGACGCCGCCGTTGTCTTCCAGGCGGAGGATAAACCTTGCGCCGCTCGGCCCGAAGACCCGCACCTGCGCGGTGTACGGCAGCCCCGAGGTGGTCGCGATGGCGGCCAGGACCACCGCGTTATCTGGAGGGGTCGCGTCGGTCGTCGCCTGCAGGCTGGCTTGCCCGTGCCAGGCGCGCACCGTCGAGCGGGCGATCACCACCCCGGCCGCACCGGCAAATCCCGTGGTGTCGGTCTCCACGCTCGCCTGGTTCGCGGTAAGGAGGTTGGTCGTCCCCTCCTCAATAAACAGCCCCTGGTTGAATTTGGCCGCCTCGAACCGGGGGCTGTCGGAGGCGACCTGGGTGCCGTCTGATCTGTAGGCCACGGAGCTCCGGGCGAACACCCCTGCGGGCGCGGCGCTCGGGAGCTTCAGGTTGCCCGGGCTCACCGCCGTCAACAGGCCGATCCGCTGGCCCGTCTCCCACTCCGCCTGGCTATCGTAGCGGTTGATGACGTGGGGGGCGTCCTTATAGAGCGTCGTCCCGGCGGCCGCCACGAGGCGGGTCGTCCCGTCCGGGCGAATGAGCTGGGCCATGCCGGCTACGGGGCTCGCATCAAAGGCCGCGGCGTAGCGCTTCACGTAGCCGGTCGCCGGGCGGAGGGTGCCTTTTTCGTCCAGCTCCACGTTCTCGAGGATCTGCGCCTCGGCGGGGTCGAGCAGGCGGGGGTGAACCGTGGTGTTGAGGCCTTTGGAGAAGTCGGCGATGCGGAGGAGCTTCCAGGCCGGAAACGGCGTGGCCCGGGCCACACGCTCCCGCCGGGCCACCTAGACCCGCCCCCGCAAGAAGTCGGTGGGATGGTAGGGCCGGGTGTCGGGAGTGTAGACGCCCCAGACGTCCTGGAGGGTCATGCGGCGCGGCACGGCCCGAAGTCGCGCCACGCTGTATTCGGAGAGCCCGCGCTCCCACCGCTTTTCCCAGGCCACGTACTCGGGATCGCCGTCCTCGAGCTTGGCGATGGCCACGGTGTAGCGCAGGATGAGCTGCCCCGGATCCGGAGGCCCAAACGGCAGGCCGTGTGCGCTGGCGTTGGCCGTCGTCATGTCCGCCGGCCGGTAGAGATGGAGCAGGTGCACTGTGCCGGCGGTGGCGGCCTTGGGCCAAAAAGAGAGGCTCGTCCCCTGGATCCACCGAATGCGCGGGGTGTCAGCGTTCGTCGTGTCGACCGGCACCGCCACACGGCCACGGCGCAGCGGGCTCCGGTTGCCGCCAACCTCCACCGCGGCATCCCACAGCTCGATAAAGTCGCTCGGCAGGCCGACGAACGTGTCGCCGGCGTTGAAGGCCAGCGCGCTGACCTTGCTCAGCCGGGCGACGGCCGCCAGCTGGTCCTTGGCGTCGTTCGCCCAGCCCAGTAGGCCTTCAATCGTAAACCGGCCGCTGGTTTCGTCGGTGGGCTCCGACAGCGTCCGGCGGATGGCGGTTTTAAGGTCGCCCCAGGTGTCCAACGCCACGGAATTCCCGCTCCTCGTCCAGCAGCTCCTCGACGACCGCCGCTATGGGTCGGTCACGATGCCAGCGGGGCGCCCGGGCGAGCGCGTCCTGGCCCGCCGGCGACTGGAAGTAGGCCTCCAGCCCGCGGCGGATCGCGTCCCGGGCTTGGGGAGGGATCGGCCGCCCGGCGGGGTGGGTCGGAGGCACGTGCCGCCGGAACAGCGCCAGCAGCTCCGTCCGAGTCACCGGGCGGCCCTCCCCTCAGTTCCGGGCCTTGCCGATGGCGGTGACGCCGAAGGTAAAGCTCGGGCTCGTCCCGCCCATGGCCCAGGAGACCCGGACGTCCTCCCCGAACTTCTCGATCCCCTTGGCCTCCTTGCCGGCCCCGGTTTTCTGGGCGAAAGCCCCGTTGGCCAGGTCGTAGATCTCGCCGTCCGGGTCCTTCACCTGGATCTTCACGTCGAGCGTCGGCGACGTGCCGCTGGCCGCTGTGACGTTGAGGAAGGCCAACAGCTCGTCCTCGTGGTACATCGTCTGCCAGCCCGACGCGCCCGCCGCGGTCCGCGGCGTCGAGGGTAGCAGGGTGTAGCGGCTGGTGTATGCCACCGATCATCGTCCTTTCAGCGCCAGAACCCGCGGAGCACCGCTTCCCAGCGGGCCCGCCACCGCTCCAGACTAAAGGCCTCGACCGCGAGCGCCCGGTTCCGCTCGCCGTAGCGGGCTGCCCGCTCCGGGTCGCCCAGGAGCGCGGCCACCGCCGGGGCTAGGTCGTCGTGGTCGAGGTCCACCACGGTTGCGTTGTAGCCGTCGATCAGGAGCTGCCCCAGTCCGCCGGCGTTGGTGCCGACGATGGGGAGCCCCGTGGCCATGGCCTCCAGGCAGGCCAGGGAGGTCCCCTCCCCGCCCCGGGTGGGGATCACCACCAGGTCCGTGTCCTGGTAGACCGCCGGCATCTCGGCCGCCGGGCACCAGAAGGCCTGGACGTTCCCCCGCTCGGCCGCCCACTGGCCGAACTCGTGTTCCGCGGCCGCGTTGATGGCCTGACCGCAGACCCACCAGTCCACCTCACGGAGGTCCTGGATGGCCCGGATCACCTCGTTGATGCCGCGCACCTTGTGCAGCCGGCGCGGCACGAGCACCCGGGGCCGCTCCCAATCCCGTGGCGCTTCCCGGGGGTAGAACTCCCCGGGGTCCACGAAGTTGGGGATGACCCGGATGCGCGGGGCGAGGTTCGGATAGCTGGCCTGCAGCACGTTCTTCGTGTTCTGGTCCACGGCGACCACCAGGTCGGGGGCCTCGAAGGCCTCGCGCACCCGCCGCCACCACTCCGCGCGATAGTCCGCTGGAGCGTAGGCAAACGCGTGGTCATAGAAGTCCCAGTAGACGCCGTGGCAGATCGCCAGTGCCGGTCGCCGCACCAGCGGCCAGGCCAGGAAGCTGGCGAAGTAGACCCGGAGGTCCGCTCGGGCGCTGAGCTCGTAAAACGCATGATTGAGCCCGACGTGGGTGCTGTAGGTCTCACCCTCGTCGCGCTCCTGTGCGATGGTGTGCAGCGGGGCGCCCACGAACTCGCGGACCGGGTGAGGCCGGGTGGCCACCTGCCAGCACGTGACGTCCGCACCCAGGTCCCGGAGGAGCGGCACGAAGGCAGCCAGGTAGCGCTCGGCGCCCCCGTGGACGATCCGGTCGTCGTCCTCGTAGACGATGCTGGTCAGGACGTCGACCCGCATGGCTTAGGCCGGCGGCAGCGGCGTGGGGTTCAGCACGTGCGGCTTCACCCGCGCCAGCAGGTCCTTGACGTCGAGGTCGGGGGTCTCCTTCTTGTGGACGCGCAGGTGGCCCTGAAGCGCTGGCCGGCTGCCGAACGTCCGGTCACAGTTCGGCACGGGGCAGGCGTAGACCACTCCCGTGTCTGCCGGGCTCCCGCCTGCCGGCTTCTCCGGCACACGGGCCGGCGGGCGCGTCTTGGGATCGTCGGCCGGGAGCCCGAGCGCCTCTTTATACTTGGCGACCGCCTGATCGCCGAAGTATAGCGGGCAGGGCCGGCCCCCCCAGCGGTCCGGGGACTGCCACGCGGCCGCGATCTCGTCTGCGACGAAATCGAGGCCCTGGGCCGCCACGGCGATCCGCGGTTTTCCGGGCTTCGTGTACCCCGCGAACTCGCCTGAGACCTCATGGTCCAGCGGGTTGTAGACGGCGATGGCCATACGGCACCTCCCACTACGGCAACGGCCCCGGGGAGATTAGCGCCCCGGGGCCGTGTCTGCGTCATGGACCTTAGCTGTAGCCGGCCTCGTCCAGGTCCTGGAGCACACCCTGCCGGCGGCAGTTGGAGCAGGTGAGGTTCCCCGACACCAGGATCTCCTGCTTGCGGGCGATCTTGTTGTCCGCCTGCCGCCACGGCGTGGGCACGAAGTCGGCGCCCGGGTGGATCCGGAACTTCAGGTACTTGGTGTTGAGGAAGAACATGGAGTTCGCGGTGCAGTCCTTGTCGGACACCACCGGAATCCCCATGAACTCCAGCACCTGGAAGCCCAGGTCCGCGAGCATCTTGCCGTTCTGGCTGTTGATGACGAGCTTGCCCTCGGAAATCTCCGCCAGACGATTCCAGAGGGGATCGGTCGTGATGATGAGGTCCGGCTTGTCGGGTCCGTCGGACACGGCCAGGACGACCGTCCGCATCAGCCGGGTGGTCAGCGGGCGGGCGGTGCCGCCGTTGGCGTACACCTTGGCCTTCCAGAAGGACCCGTCGTAGCCGTCGACGCCCACCGTGGCGCCGCGGTTGATGCCGCCGAGGGTGCCGGTGTCGGCCACGACGATGCCCAGGCCGAGGAAGTCCTTGTTGGTGTTCCCCGTCCCGTCGCCGTAGAGCATCGTGGCCCACTTCTTCTTGAGGCCTTCCTCGGCGATGGTGACCTTGGAGCGCACCAGGTTGAGCACGCGGACGTCCGAGCCCTCGTTCTCGAGCTCCTCGGTCTTGGCGATAATCACCGTGGCGGCGAGGTGGCGCAGGTCGTACTCGGCCGCTGTGATGGGAATGGACTCGTCGTAGGTCATGGCGTCATAACCCTTGTACGAGCCCACGCCGGAAAGCTCGCTGTAGATCAGCGGCTCCAGCACGGTGTGGCCGTCGAACGGCTCGCGGGCCCGCTGCCGGAAGTACGCGAGCAGCGGGTGGGACCGGAAGAAGTTGTCCCGTAGCTTGGGGATGTGCTTGCGGCGCGTGAGCGCCTGGATCGCGTTGTAGTTGAGGGCCACCGGGGTCGCGCTCCTTTCTTAGCGCGCCCCGGGCACCCCTAGTCCGGGACGGTGAGCGACTTGTAGCCGAGCGACTGGAGGGCCTCCAGGTCGTCCATCTTCTCCCAGTCCGGTTCGGTCTGGGGGGCGCCCGTCGGGCCGCCCGGCTGGAGGGTCGTCGCCTGCTGGGCCTGCTCCCGCCGCTCCAGCGCCGCCTTCCGGCCACGCTCCTCGGCCTGCTGCAACAGGGCGGGGAGCTGGCTGCCCAGGTAGGCCAGCACGCCGTACTTGAGCTCGTCGGCCGTCTGGATGCTCAGGCCCTCGTCCTGGAGCCACTTGCGGGCGGCTGCCAGGTGGGGGCTCTTCGCCGGGTCGGTCCGGAGCTCGTCCTCGGCCGCCCGCAGCTCGCGCTCGCGGGTTTGCTCGGCCTCGATCTCGGCGCGCTGGATCCGAAGGAGCGCCTCGGGGTCCGCGGCGCCCCCCTCCCGGATGAGCTGCTGGACCTTCTGCGCCAGCTCAGGGCGAACCGCCAGGTAGTCCCACAGCTCGTGGGCCGTCTTGCGGTCCTCCATCTGGCGCTTGAGGCGGGCGTTTTCCTCGGACGTGGTCTGGAAGCGACGCTCCAGGCGCTCGTAGTTGGTCCTGAGCCCCTGGTAGTGCTCGCGCCAGCCCTCGACCGTGGTCGGCTCAGCGTCGGGCTTTGCCGGCTCCCCGTCGGGCTTCGGCGCCTCCGCGGAGCCGGCCGGGGGCTGGCTTGCCTCGGGCTTGGGCTCCTCGGCGGGCGGTGCCGGTTCCCCGGGCTTGGAGCCGTCGGGTTTGCCGCCATCGCTCCCCGAGGGCGGCGTCCCGGGGTCCCGGGCGTCGTCCGGCGGGGTGTCGCTCTCCGCATCCGGAATTGAGAGGGGGCCCAGCCCCTCCAGGTCCGGATCCGGCCCGGTTGCCGGCGCGGTGCCGGCGTCCGGTGGGGTGCTCGGGGCGGATCCTGTGCCGTTGCTCATGGTCAGCCTCCTCGTGCGCTGTCCTTGCGGGCCCGGGCAGCTGTCCTTGGGGCCGGTCCAGGCTTGGCGCGGGGCGCTGTCCTTGGGGCCGGTCCAGGCTTGGCCGCCGTGGCCGCAGGCTTGGCGGATTGGGAGCACGCGAAAGCCCCGGTGTGGGCCGGGGCCTTAAAAACCGGTTAGCCGCCCGTGGCTAGGCCGGGGGCGACGTGGGGGATCGGCGGCGCCGGCGGGGGCAGGACGGCGGCCTGGGCGGGCTGCGCGGCCGCGCCCGGCGGCATGCCCGCGGCCAGGTTCATCGCGCCTTCCATCCCCTGGGCCTGCCGCGCCTCGATCCGGGCGTTGATCTCCTCAGCGTTCGGGACGTCGAGCTCCTGGAGGACCGTGAGCTCATCGACCAGTCCGGGCTCGCGCTTGGTCTCGTAGAGCTTGAGGTAGAGGTCAGCGCGCTCCCGGCGGGTCGCCGGGAGGGCCGTGTCGGCCCGGCGGTCAGGTCACTCAGGACGACGTCCACCCCGTTGACGACGCGCCAGGCGGCCTTCTGGGCCTCCGGGGCCTCGGCGATGTCCGGCGGGTACGCCTCCACAATCACACGCCGCTGGTTCTCGGCCGTGCGGATGATCCACTTGGGGCCGTAGAACTGGCGAACGTTGCTCAGCGCCTGGATGGCCAGGTCGCGGTCCGCCCAGGCCAGGATCTCTCGGACCAGAAAGAGCTTGCGCGAGGCGGCGTCGTGGGCCAAGGCCTGGCCGGAGGCCGTGTCGATCCCGGTTTCCCGCTGGCCCCGCAGGACCGGGACGATGCCGGACACCCGCTCGATCCGGTGCTCGAGCCGGTCCCGGATGGCGATGAGTTCCGTCAACACGCCGATCGGCGGCTGGTCCCACATGATGGCCGAGCGGACGTCGCCGGCGACCTCGATGATCGCCCCGTGGGGGTCGTTGTCCAGGATCTCGAGCGCTGGCGCGATGGCCGTGTTGACCACGATGGCCCGCCGGGCGGTCTGGTGCAGGATCCGCTGGATGATCTCGTCCAGTTCGTCGGCGTAGTCCTGCAGCGGCTCGATGGCCTCGATAAACCCGGACGGGAACATGGTGCGGGGGTCCCAGTCGACCCAGTTCGGCACAAACGGCGCCTGGCCGTGGGCAAACGGGTTCTCCCGCCACCGCTTGCCGCGGAAGGGGATGACCCGGGCGCCCCCCTTGCCGCTCAGGGCCGCCAGGACGACGCGCCAGCGGGTCGCCAGCCGGGGGTCCCGGATCCAGGCCTCGACGACGTCGTACACGAGCCCCGGCTGCTCGCTCTCCTCCACGGAGTCCGCCCGGAGGTTTTGGTATTCGTCAGCCTCGCCGGAGCTCACCGGCACCTCGGCGTCAAAGACCTTGCCGATCTCCTCGGCGTCCATCCGCCGGCGGATGTGCAGAAACCAGCGAGCCTCCTCCGGGAAGCGGGCATAGGGGTCCACGAGCAGATCCTCTGCCGCGACCCAGCCGAAGCGCACCTGGCCGCGCCCCTCGCGGCCCTCGGGGTCCAGGTAGGCCTTGCGCCAGCCGACGCCGACCTCGATGGCATCGGAGATCGCCGACCAGGCGGCCGGCTGCCAGCCCCCCTGGCGCATGGCGTGCCGCAAGCCCAGGCTCAGGACGGAGGCGCCGGCGGCGTCGGTGTCCTCCACCGGGCTTACCGTGGGCTGCGGGAGCTGCACGAGCAGGAAGGCCTTCGCGGTCGTCACCACGTCGCGCAGGTAGTTCGTGGTGTACCAGGGGCGGCCGGTGGTGTCGGGGTCGTTCAGGTACCAGCTGTTCCGGAGCTTCCGCCGGTAGCGGTACCAGTGCCAGCGCTGGGTGGCCATGGCCTTTTCCGTGGCGCTGACCAGGGTGGCGATCAGGGACTCGAGCTCGCTGTCGAACTTCACGAGGAGCCGGTCGGTCGCAGTCACGCTCACCGGGCCAGGACCTCCTCCTCAGCGGGGGTCAGCTTCGCGTCCGGCGGCCGCGGCTGGCGCTTTGCCCGGGCGACGGCCTCCCCGGCGCCGGTGGCCCGGAGGACCCGGAGGGGCTTCAGCGCGCTCGCCAGGCTCCGGAGGTTCGGGGCGGCGCCCTGGGCGAGGTCATAGCCCACCTTGATCCCCACGAGCAGCGCGGCCGCGAGGCTCAGGCCGACGGCGAATCCAAAGCCGAGCGCGAGTCCTACGGTGTCCGCCATCCTCGGGTCCTTTCCCGCGCCCGCCGGGCGGCGAGCAGCGCATCATTGAGCGTCCGGGACGCCGGCGGTTGCACGCCGGGAGGCGGCATGTCCGGACGCACCCGCCCGGGCAGCCGCACCTGGAGGCCTTGCGGCTCGGGCCGGCTCATGACGGCGTACCGCCACTCCTCGTAGGCGTGGTCCTCGGCATCCCGGTCCACGTCCTCCGGCCGGTTGGGGTTGGTGGGCAGCACCGGTACCGTCCGGAGAAAGTGCTTGCACGAGTTGAACACTTGGAACCGGGGCTGCCAGCTGCCGTCCGCGGCGCGGTCGAGCTTGAGCCAGGCGTGGCACCGCTGTTTGCCGGCGATCCGGTCATGGTTGGCCGGCCGCACGATCAGGCCGTGGCGCTGGAGCGTTTCGCCGATGCTCTCCCCGGTCTGCCCCCGGCGCTGCCGCAGGTCGGGGCTGCCCACCGTGTACTCGATGTCCTCGCCTTCGCTCATGGTGAGCACCCGGGCGGCGAGGTCCTCGGCCAGCAGGCCGGCGACGTACAGCTCCCGGTACCGGTAGAGCTGGCCCTCGGGGCTGATCGCGTACCAGCCCACCGACGCCGGCGCGACGTGGCCCCAGTCCAGCGACCGGAACCGGCGCCAGGTCCTTGGGATCTCGAACGGCACGCAGATGTGGTATTGCGGCCGCCAGTCCGGGAAGGCCTGGCCCGGGAACGCATCCCAGCGACCGTACCGGAGCATCGACCGCCAGGGCTCCGGCTGGGCCTCGAGCCGGCTGAGGTACCGGGGATCCGCCCGCAGGAGGTGCGGGTTGTCGTCCAGCGTCGCCGGGATGAAGCACCGGGTCAGCGGGTCGGGCTCGTCCGGGCTCGGCTCGGGCTGCCAGAGGGTGTACGGCTCGCTCGTAAGGATCCGCCAGCGGCCGCAGACCCAGGCGTGGCCGATGTTTCCCGGGTTCGTTGCCGCGCGGATGCGCTTGGGCTCGTCGGCGCGGGGCGACCGCAGCCGGCCGAGCAGGTACAGGTACTGGAACTCCGTGAAGTGCGTGAGCTCGTCGAACCCGATCCAGCCAAACTCCGCCGACTGGTACTGGTAGACGTCCTCTTCGCGTTTGCAGTAGCCGAAGTAGAGCGTTGAGCCATTCCAGAAGGTCCAGCACCGGTCGTTCTTGTTGTACCGGGCCAGCCCGGCCGCCACGAGCGGCGCGAGGAGCTTGTAGCTTTCGGTGATGTGAGACTTCTTGAGCTCCGGGAAGGTCCGGCGCAACAGCAACGCCGAACGGTTCGGGCCCCCCAGGCAGTGCGCGATGGCATCCGCCAGCAGCGCGCGACTCTTGCCACCCCCGGCCGCCCCACCATAGAGGAGCTCGTCCGCCGGGCACCGGTGGAAGAGGAGCTGCTTCGGCGTCGGCTCATAGGCGATCGCAATCGCATCAGCCGTCGCCGTCCGGCTCATCGTCTCCGTGCTCCCCGTTGGGGTGCAGGTGCACCCGGGGCACGAAGGGCGCCACCTGGCGCTGCCAGTCGTCCGGGTCTGCGGCCGGGGGCACGTTCAGATTTACCGTGACGCTGGCCGACGCGCTCGGGACCGGCGCCGGCGCCTGCCCGCCTTCGGTGTCTGGCTTGCCGAGCAGCCGGCCCGCCTGCTCGATGGCCTGGCCGACCACGCCGACGAGCGCCCGCACCCAGGCGGCCCCGTCGCGGTCGTGGCTGGCCAGGACGTCGTCGGCGCGCGCCTGCAGGGCCTCGGGCAGCTCCTCCACGTTGCTGATCGCCCATCCGATCTTCTGGGCGGCGCGGTGCGCGAGCGTGTAGAGCTCGCCAGCAAAGGCGCTCAAACGGGCCCGCGTCCATTCCGTGGCCTCCGGATCCGCCGGCGTCGAAACGTCAAGCCGCGCCCGCAGGCTGAACGCCGTGGACTTGGGGATGCCCAGCAGGCGGGCTGCGGTGGTCAGCGGGAGCCCTTCCTGGAGCGCGGCCTTAAAACGCTCGACGGTCTGGGGATCGGTGGGCTTGCCGCGGGCCACGGGTTACTCCGTCGGGCCGCCCGTTGCAGCGACGCTGCCCGGATCCTTCACGAGGTTCACGGCGCAAATGGCGAACCGGAAGCCATTCAGGGCCTCGGCGTCCACATTGCAGGCTTCGCTCTGGTATACCGCCTTGGCGGTGACCGGGATGAAATACTGCTCCCCGACCACAACGAGTTGGCCGTCCTTGGTGTGGGGCATCGGGACACCTCATTTCGCGCGAAATACCGCGGGCCCCGCCGGCTAACGGCCGATCCCGGCGGGGCCCGCTCGCTTGGGTGGTGTCTTATCCATGGGGGCCGTTTGGGCACAGCCCTGCCCCCACCCACAGATTCTAGGGGCTTGCGGTCACGCCGGCAAGCCCACAGCGGTCAAAATGCGGTCAAAATGCGGTCAAAATGGGGTCAGTTTCGGGTCAACTTTAGCGCGCCTAGCTGGGAAAAGCCCCTCGCGTGCGCGCGCGCGGGCGCGCGCGAAGGCCCGGTTGGCCGTCACCACGGCGACGGCCCAGCCCGCCGGAGTAGGCTTCCGGCCGTCGCCTCGCATGCGAGCGCCGTGATGAGCGTCAGTAGCGCCACGGCGCAGAAGTACACCCACCGGAGCAGCATGGGGACATCGGCCTTGGGCTCCGGTCGCGGCCGCCGGATCGGCGCCGGCCGGGCGGTGGGGAGATCCAGGAGGCTACGGGGTCGGTGGCGGAGCAGCATTGGGCTTACCCTTCTGCGCCAAGGCTTGTAACCGGCGTGCGTAGGCCTCGGCGATCGGGACCCAGCGCGGAACCGCCGCCGGCGCCGTCGCCCGGGCGTACCGGGCCGCCTCGGCCAGCAGGGTGGCCAGGGCGTTGGCGTCGGCCTTTCGCAGGAAGTGCCCGTCGGCTGCCTCCGCCACCGCGAGCGCAAAGCTCCGCCCGCAAGCCCGCGACGATGCGCTCCCAGGCCTCAGACCGTACGGGCTGGGTCACGCGTTTCGTCCTCCCTCCGCCTCAAGAGCTCCCGGAGTCCCGCCACCCAGCACCGCCGCAGATGCCCGAGCTCGTCCGGCCACTCGATCCGAGCGCGTAGCCGGCGCTGTGCCAGCCACTCGGTGAAGCCCCGGGCGTCGTCCACGTGGA